AGGGTTTTAGCTTTTTAAATTCGTTAAAAATTTTCCAAACTAGAATACTAAGCTAAGGACGTGCTAGACGGCAAAAATAAAATAATCCGGGCTTTTTGAGAGGGACACTTGAAGTTATATGAAACGTTGGACTTTTTTGTAAATTGACTAGTCACACCTTATTTTAAGACTCCTATACTCCGGGTATTAAATGTAAGACGAGCGGTTTCGAAAAATAAAATTTTCTGACGGCCGGGGTTTCTATAAATTTGTGGCTGATATGTGACAGCACTGATATATACTAATGTATAGTAGAAGAACTTGATACAAAATGAATTAAATTGTAATAATCCTTACAAAATTTCAGTAAATTCCTACTGTGATTGATACTATAAAAGTTCTAAACAGGGAAAGGACACAGGTACGGTTGTAGATGTGTTTAGAATTGGATTAATTTTGTATCAAATCACAGAAAGAAATTCTCTGAAAAATTGAAGTTATTAAACCAAATTGAATTCAAAATGAGAAACAAAATATACTACAAGTAGTTAAATTGATCCTACAAAATGAATATATAATTTGTTTTAATTAAATATGTAAATGAAATAATATATACTTAAGTTGGTATGTCTATATTCAAATAAAAATATAGAATATTCGTACCAACAAGTTCAATAAATTTATTGTAACACTATTCAAGGCAATATAGGTCTGCACCTATTAAAATGAACGCCTATGAAAAGTATATATATAAAATTTGAGTATTTAAATGTTTTAACAAAAGCTTTGTTTAATTGTTAAGTTTTAAATATCAAATATATAAAAGATACCTAAGTGAAGTTAGTCTTAAAGAAAACTAAACAACAGACGTTATAGCGCTAAAGAGCTATCTACAACAAAATTACTTTTACTGAGGTATAGAAATATAATTTAATATGTATATAAAGAACAACAACTCATCTTATGTTTATATAAATATTTAATAAATCAAAGATCAGTTTATAAAAATCACTCTGCCACTCATATAAAATTTCCCCGCACAGTTAAACTCTGTCACACGAAATCTATATAGAGAAACATAGTGTATTAGGCTGAAGATAAGCCAATACTACTACACTACCCCCCTCAATTTTTTCAAATTGAATGAATATTGTTAAGTAGCAGCATTAGACTCATCATCAGTATTAGTATTAATAGGTAAAGTAAGTTTATATTTATTCATTAGTCTCTTCGTGACAAGGACATCATAACGAGGATCTAATTGCAATCTCCAACCCCATGATCTGACACTATAAGTATTAAACTTGTAAGTAGTATTAGTCAACAAAACACGGAAGGTAATCCACTTGTGATTATTGTTAACACCCCACGAAGTGTAAATACATTGAAATACATAAGTTTTCTCGTGTAAATCAGGAAGGCTGAGATGAAAGTACCAATCGGCTTTCTTGCATTTTGTATCAAAAAATCTTAAATCTAAATAAAATGTAACATCAGGAGCTATTTCAGGATGTTCGACAGATATTAAGATTTTGTTATAGTCGGATATAATTTGATTAGCTTCTTTGAGTTGGTAGACTAAAGGTTGTAACTGAGGGAATCGTTTATTTAAAAACACAAAGTCGTAGAAAGGTTCAGAACTAGACAAGTCTTTGTCATAGTTTTTCCAAATACGATCTCCATCTGCAAAGATAACATCAAAATGAGTAGTTTTTCTTTCAAAGGGATTGCCACGATAAGAAACAATTTCACTGATAGTAAATTGATCGGAATCTAATTTTGCAATATCGAGGGCTATTTGCCATTGTACTGGATCGTTCCGATTACAATGGAAAATTTTAACACGATCCGTATGAAATTCCTTTGCAACACCAAGATTAATATGTTTGCAAAAAACACTATTTCCTTCATGTTTTGTAACTTCATAAGGGCCCTTAAAAGGAATCGATAGTTTCTCTGGTTTGAAAGTATTATTAACATAGTCTTCAAACAAGATTAAATCACCAGGCTGATAAGAATTATACTTTTTCTCTGTTTCGGAATCAAGTCCTAAACGTTCACGTTTAATTTTGAGCATAAATTCATAAGAAACCTGTCTTAAATGTCGTAAATCTGCGTCCAATTGCTTAAGGTATTCCTCAGGCTCTTCTTCTGAAGTTATTCCATTTGGTAATTTGAAATGTTGAGCTGCATCGGAGCCAAAATGTTGAGTGTAAGCAGATATATTTGTTTCGTCACTAGCATGTTCATTAATAATATGAAAAGCAATATTGAGAATTTCAGGTGAACCCCATCTATCACTGAACCGTTTTTCATGAACAAGCATTGTTATATGTCTTAAAAGTTGTTTATTTGTACCTTCAGTTCCATTACTTTCATGTCTGTCAACAATACTGAATTTATGCAATACACCAAACCAATTAGTAAGTTGACGAACCAGATTAGATGTAAATTCTGATCCAGGGTCTGTATAAATAGTTCTATAAACACCATAAATAGAAAAGAAAATGAATAAAGTTCTAGCGGCATAGATAGTATCTTTGGTTGGAGCAGCATGTCCAAATGCTAGTTTAGAACGAAGTATACAAATAACAAATACGTAGTTGTTTCCATATATATCCGTAGGTGAAACTTCTACAGCATCCATACCGATAGCATCAAAGAAATCTTCTTGTAAAAGTGATTTGGGTATAGCTTCAATCTTATCGATTTGTTGATTATATCGAAGTCTTAATTTTTGACATAACCCACAATTAGAAACCATGTCTGCGATAATAACATAGGGTATTCCATGACCAGGAAAGTTTTTATTGAGAGCAGCATATGTTTTACGTGCGCCAAAATGACCTACGCTACCATTATGAACTTGATTGAATAATTCTATAATACGATCTTCACCACCTGCAGCAAGTAAAGGTAATATATAATTAGTTGATAATTCAATTTCTTCAGTAGTACTTGTTGGAGCAAAAATACGAGACCAGAAATCTGCAACTACATTAAGTTTGCCAGGAATATGAGCAATTAAGAATTGCATACCATTAAGAAAAGCATGCATCCGTTTTATTCTAGGAACGATTGACTTTTCAATATATAAAAGATTGAAATGATCTGTATAAAGAATGAATGGTTTTCCAAGTAAGTATTTCTGCAATTGTAATACAGGCCAATAATTTGCATATGCTTCTTGATCAATAGGAGACCACTTTTGAGCTTGATCGCTAAATTTGTGTGAAACACAAGCAAGAGGTTCCCAAATATTAGTTTCAGGATTAACTTGATATAAAACTCCAGCACAACCCCAAGTAGAACCATCTACAACTAGGACAAAATCCCACTCATAATTCGGAAAGTAAATTTGAAATGCATTCTTGATCATTACTTTATAATCTTCAAAAGAATCTATACGCTCTTGAGTCCAAAGTTCAGGATCTTTCCAATTGGTTTTAGTTTTAACCATCTCTGTCAAAGGTGCAACCCTCATTGAATAATTTTTACAATGTGGTATAAAAGCTTGACCATGACCAAGAAGTGTTTGCATCTCTTTTAAACTTGTTGGGCGTTTAATTAAATCAACTTTAGCTACACGATCTTGATCAACAGTATAACTATGAGTTGTACCATCCACTTGATAACCAAAGAATTTTACTGTTTGCCAACCAAGAAATGTTTTCTTAAGTTTTAGCTGTAAATTAACTTCACGAGCTCTATTTAATACAAGAACCAATTTCTTATGTAAATCTTCATAAGAATCAGCTAAAACAAGGAAATTATCAAATATGACAATCATAAATTCTTCAAAGTCTTTGAAAATTTCTTGAACAACTTGCTGTAGTATACCAGGAGCTATGTTCACACCTTCTGGAAGGAATTTAGGTCTACGAGCTCCCCATGGTGTAACCATAGATAAAAGATCTGAAAACATTTTTGATATTGGAATCTGATGAAAGGCATTGCACATATCTATATCAGCAAAGTAAGAATACTTTGATATCTTCTGTAACTCTATAAGAACGTTAGGAATGTAAGCTCTTGATAATTCGATGTATTTATTAATAACTCTAAAATCACCACATATTCGAATAAAAGGATCAGTGGCCTTTGGAGCTACGACCATCGGTGAAGAATATGGACTATCTGATTTTTCTAAGAAATAACCATCTAAGCGATCTAGTTCTTTCTTCACATTTGCTAACTTCTTAGGGTTAATAAAATAAGTTCTTCGCGGTAAAGATGTAGGTAAATCTGATTTTACACGCGGGGATATAGGTTCCATATTAAGTTTTTGCAAATCAATTCCATTCCAATTATAAGGAATGAAAACATCCTTGTATTGTCTTAATAGGTTTATAATGTCATAATAAGCTTGAAAGTCTGGGCTAACATGTTCATTTAACTGTTGCTCGAAATCAGCTTCTAATTTTTCAACTCCGTCCTGCATTGATGATAAAATATCAGTATACATACACGGTTCGTATAAAGTTTTTTCTTCGTCACTAATAGTATTAGAAACTTCAGACCAAGGGTAATTCGCTTCAGGATAACGTGTTTTTAAATCTAATAACTCAGGATTTAATAAACATTCTTGAAACGTATTAAGTTCATCCTTCAATTGTTGTTTGAGTTCAAGAAATTCAGACATATCATCTTGCTGGATATAGGAAATAGTTTCTGCAGGGATATCTATAATTTTGTTTTGTAAGTGGACTCTACTGATATCCCTAAAAGTAGAATCGTGGAATTGCTCCGAGAGTCAGTTATTCCTAATGTTGAAGATATCCTTATCAGGTGGAATATCTTCATCACTAGAAAAAACTAAATTCTCAGGAATATTATTACTAAGGATAAACCAATTAGTGCATTCGGATTGTGGGGACATAAACATTTCACACACTGCACTACACATTCCCCCTTCCAGAGTAGGAAAGAAAGAAGGATTGTCATTAGTAGAAATAGGAACAGGCATATCCAATGCAGCAGTAAACTCTGTTAGAAAATCAAAATCATCATCGTCATCAGAGGAATCAGATGTAGGAAGAGTTACAGGTAAATCAGTAATTGATAACATTGACCCAAGCATAGAATATGGAGAAATAGCAGTACTATGAGTAAGTAAAGTATCTGTATTTGGATCAATTTCAAAGTAAGGAATAGCATTAAGAGCAGAACGACTACCGATAAAATCTGTTAAATCTTGGAACACAGCTTTAGCGAATGGCAAGAATTGTGAACGAGGATTAAAAATTAAAGGAAATAATCCAATAATAGCATTAAATGGACTATTACGAGAATCAACATTTTCAATAAGAACAAAATTCATTTCTCCAGAATACGTTTGACCTTTGAATTGAATTGAAATAGTTAACACAACTTCTTTTTCAGCAGTCATCCAAATACCATTGGGTAATAACAAACGATTATTCACATAATTAATTTGAAGATCAGCAGCATTCATATGACGTATAGCATCATAATAAATAATAGGATGAGCAAAGTTACCAGTATCAACTAATAACTTAATAGTAGCAGCAACTTTGTTATCACATAGTATGGAAAAAGTTAGAATAAGTTTTGCTATAATTTCCTCACGTAAATTAGAAAGTGAAAGATTAAGAGAACCTAAGAACGATTTGACCATCATCTTTTTATAAGCATTCATATGTTCATTTTCTACTGACACATTATTAATGGAGGCAACTTGTTTCTTCAGAATTGATTTATAATGTGGATCATTATTATAAGAAACATTACTTGTTTTATTAGAATGCACTAAAGAGGATGACTTATTAGTATTAGAACTATTATGATTAGAATCTTTAAGGTTAAGTTTTTGCATGTGAGAGGAAAGATTCTTATGAGTATTACGAATAAATTGTTCAAATAGAGGACCTTCATGTAAACGAGAACAATTGTCATTACCACATTTACCAGTAGGACTAAAGGCAGCCTTGTAACAAACTTCGTCAACTTCATTAGAAGAACTATGATTAAATGCATTAAGATTAGAATCCGTAATATCTGAATTAGATGAAGAATCTTCATTAGTTAATAATAACTGTTGTTGATCATGAATAAAAGATTTTTTACCAGGAAAGTCAAATTGATCACGTTGCATATCTTCATCTTCAGAATCTTTACTATATTGACTAAGATCAGACTGATTAAGTATATGTGGAACATCTTCAGGATTTGCACCATTAAATAAATTACTATTTGAATCAGAATACTCAATAGTAGCTAATCTTTTGTTTGACTTATCAGTAGAAGTATTATTAGAATATTTATTAATACGATTGCTAGAAAGACTATTCTTTTGATATGTTTTAATAATTTGGGTTTTAAGAGACTTGACAGTTTCACCAGAAAATAATCTGTTAAAGATTTTAGATTCCATACAAAGCTTATTATAAATTTTGATATGATCCTTGATTGCTATAATAAACTTAGTCATATCATTAGCTTCAATCTCAGGAGATGTATTCCAATTAGTTGACTTCAAATAGTTATTATATAAATTAAATAGAAATTCATATGGAAATCCATTAAGAAACAAAAACAGCAAATTGGGTTTGTTAGCATGCTGAATATTTTTCGGTGGTTCAATTTTTGGACGATCTTTATCGGAACCAGTCCAACGAGGAAATAGGAACAAATATAATTCATGAAATTTGTCAAGATATTCAATTAAAGGAGGTAATAGGTATTCTTCCCAATTATTAAGACTCGGAAATGTTCTGCTTAAGTCAACTTTAAAAGAATCTATACCTTGTTCAATAAAGGACAAGAAATCATTTGCATTTGCGGAAGGAAAACAACTTTCTAAAACACATGTCAATTCAACTAGTGACATTCCATCAAACTTACTAGTATTCATATGAAAATTAGTATTATCAGGTAAAGTAATATTTAAACCACCAGGTGAATTGAATAATCTAGACATGATAATAGTACGTAAAGAGTCACTAATATTTTGTTGTTTACCAATATTTCTAATTTCACGCTTATGTTGTAATTCAAATTTATGAGCATCTTGTAAGAAACTAAGAACTGACGGAACAGTTAAATCTTTTAAAGCTTTGGTGTATTCCTTAACATGATCATAATAGATAGTATCAGTTGCAACATTAAAATCATTTTTATTATTGTATTTCGCTGCTAAAAGTGATTTACCGCGACTTGAATTTGATCTGCTATTACTATTTCTATTAGTAGTAATATTATTATTACTTCTTCTAGTATTATTTGTAGAATATAAATCATCATCATCATCTCGTGGTAAGTCTTCATGAATAGGAAATTCTTTTAAGATTCGTTTTGTATCAGTACCACTAATAGAATCACTATTATTATTAATAATATTTGTAGGATTACTAGATAATTTATTGTTCAGTAATTGTAAAATTGAATTTTGGAATTCAATGAATTTTAAATCCATATTAGAATTCAATGTATCAGCAACTTCTTGTATTTCAGTTCTAATAACAGCAATATGTTCAGAAATTTTCTCCTCAATAAATGACGAAATAGCGTCACTATTTTCCATTTTTCTAAAAAACTATAAGAGATACAGAAAAGATGAATATAGATTCTGAATCGCAATTTAATTATCTATCTTTTAGTATAAAAATTAGTTGAAAAGGGTTTTAGCTTTTTAAATTCGTTAAAAATTTTCCAAACTAGAATACTAAGCTAAGGACGTGCTAGACGGCAAAAATAAAATAATCCGGGCTTTTTGAGAGGGACACTTGAAGTTATATGAA